GTTTCTTCACACCAAGCATACAGTTGATAACTCTATCCGAGCCATCTTTCTTTGTAAACTTTGCTGAGAATATCTTAGAGCCTACAAGTTTATGTAGTTCATCTGAGAATGTTTGTCGTTTTAGTCTTTGCATTTAGTCCTCCTTTGTTATATTTTAGCCGAGATGTGGGTACGCCAAAGCCATAAAATCTGCTGTGTCTTACCACAGATGTACCTTAGTATGCTACGCAAAGTCTAAGAAGGCGTTTACTGATCATCTCTATCTTTAGGTTTATAGGCTGACTAGTATCGCCATTCCCGCTCTAAAGAATATCTTATTATAACACTATTACATTCGCATGTCAATGTGTCTTAAATATAACTGGTTGCTTCTTCATTGACCAACACAGACCACAATCGGCACAGCTCTTGGCTTTGCCTGTCTGCTCTGGACACACTACACCTTTCTTCGCTATCTCTTCTGAGTTAGCTGATAGTATATCTCTGGTGTAATCTGAGAATCGTACTGAGAATCTATCCCATTGTGCTGTGCGTATTCTCTTTATCTCATCTCCTATGTCTGTGCCTGGGTGCCAATGTGTATAGCCCCAGATAGCAAGACCTGGAAACTTAGCAAGACATCTCTCCCAGAACTGTACATAATCTACTGAATAGAAATCTCCAAGCACATGAAGTCTTACAAGAAACTTCTCATGCTTCTTCTGTATCTCTGTGAGGTCTGCATATAGTTTGTGTGCCAGTCCTTTGCCATGTGATATCCTGTGTGCGAATGGCATATTGTTTCCATAGCAATCATCCCAATGCCCACAAGTACGAGGGCATGTGGCTCTCTCTTCTAGGGTAAGAGTAAAGATAGGTCTATCTTTGTGCACACCCTTGCTGACTTTCTTGCCGAGTTTCTTGTTGATGACTGGCTTCAAAGCCTTGAAAGGATAGAACTCTACTACCTTGATTGTCTTTGTGTATATCGTATGCCCACTACTAATCTTATCTAGTGATGCTTGTGAGTAATTTTTTTTCATGTATCTCCTTTATCTACTTGACATAAGTTAAAATCCGTGCTATAAGAACCTGTGGTTCCGAGGGGGGTCTATATACCATACTTAGTAAACACTTCTTTCCATTCATCTTTAGGTCTACCTTTTGGTTTGCCACGATTGGGTCGCCAGTTAGTCTTACAACTATCATTACAATATTGTTTTTTAGTTTGCCATTTATTTATAGCAAACTCAACACCACATGTTTTACATATTTTTGTGCTTGTCATATCTATTCATCTCCGTACTTTAATGAGATAGGATCAAGCCAACTGTTTATGTGCTTGTGTGTTGTCCAATCAGATAATGCATCAATGCCCTCACCATTACAGGCAACCCACATGATCCACCCACCTTTATCAAAGATAATGTGCATTATATCTGTTTGATTGTATTCTTTGAGAGATTCTCCAATATCATTAGTGAACACCCAGTTATCATAGTCGCCTTGCTTTTCATTGGCTTCGTCATGAGGAAAGAAGTTTTCTCCATCACATTGGAATATCCATTTCAGTCCTTGTGCTTTAGCTTCTGTAAGAATAGCAACGATTAGAGGGATCTTAATTAATCCCTGTGATTCTAGTCTTTGTAGTTCTGATTGCGTAATCATAGTACTCTCTCCAATCTTCTAGCCATAGCATTGTAATCTGGTAAGTCATTCTTAACTTGTCTTGGCTTTCTAGGTTTCTTAACAGGTATGATAGGCTTGGCTCTGTTAGCTTCTATGATAGGAAGTATCTGTCTGATTATATCTGGTCGTTGTAAAAACTGCATCATACATTCTTGAGAATGAAACTGCCAAGCTACAGGCTCACCTACTGGCTCACTATATTCTACATAGTATTTAAGCCCCTCTCTATCATAGCCATAGGTATCTACCTTTAAGTTGCTATTGCCAACTCCAGCATAGTGACGGTTTCTGTAATCTAAAGCATTAAGTCTTTGAAGTTCTACTTCAGCTTCTGCTCTTGTATTAAATACTCTGTTGTTCTCTTTTAAGTTCCAGTATGACCAATGTTTATATCCACTACACCCAAACCATTGTTGTGTGTATGTGTAGTTCATTCGCTTACCACAGTTGGCACAGTAGAGCTTAGGTCTTCCGTTCTTGTCTAGTTCTTGTGTCATTTTTCTTCTCCTTTTTTTGTTGTCGTTTTTGTTCTTTCTTTTTGAAATGTTCAATCCAAAATGGATTAGGTTTAGTATAAAAATCTTTGTCGAACATATGTACTATTATAAGAATTTATGCTTGTATGTCAAACACTTGACTCACACACACGAACACCATATACTAAAACTATATCAACGCCAAACAAAAGGAGTTAATCTTATGGCAAAAACACTAATAGATAAGACCGTGAAAGAGAATATCATTCTCCCTCATGCACTAAAAACTATACACAATCTGCCCAGCGAGTTGAAAGAAGCCTATGACACGGCACAAGCTCAATGGGAGCCTTCGTATAACAAGGCATGGAATGTGGCTAGTAAGTATGTAAGATCACATACACCAATCGAAGAAGTAAATGCTATGCGAGAGATCGCTGACAGAAACAAGTGGAACAACTCTGGGCTACCAGTAAACAAAGCTGTTTCTAGTTTAACTATGGCAGACTTCAGATCCAAAGAAGAGGATCGCTTTAAGTCTACTATGGATAGTAGTAGTAGGTATCATAGCAGTCGTGCTATCTTTCATCTCGATCAATGCGTCACCTTTAATCTTATGACAGAAGATGCAGACGGCATGGATAGAGAAGAGGGTACTGCTCGATTCAATATGTTTCCAACTAGAAGCACCTTTGAGTTAGTCAATCACGATTACCTAAAAGAGAAAGGTATCGGCATGATCGCTAATGATAGTAGAAGGATCAATCCCGAATATCATACTATGGGTTGGAGTAGGCAACGAGACTATGAGAATCAAGTTAATACCCATGAGGCTTACAGTAATTGGGTGATTGATAACTTCAATGACAAGGTATGCATCAGACTAAATGTAGATTGCCACCAACAAGGCTTGGCAGTATATGAGACAGGCGACTTCGAGACTATCAAGCAAGAGCGAATACTCTGTGATAGAATGAAGAACTCATTAATAGATCTACAAACAGAGCGTCAAGGCTACTATGAAGATGTGCGTGGCGTATTATCTAAGATACGAAGTGTTGAGGGCTTACTTGAATCACCACTTGGTAAGATGATGAAACCTATTGAGGCACAGATACGAGGAGCTGGAAACAATACTGCCCTTGCATTGACACCTCAAGCACAGTTCAGAATCAATAAGTTAAACAATGCGTTAGACTCAATGTCTGATGTACCACAAGAGGTTCCAAATGTTATTGTATTACATGGCATGACTGGTACTGCTTAATGAATCCTGAAGATGAGTTCGGTTGGTAGCCGAGCAAAGAGAAACCCCACTAAGATAATTCCTAGTGGGGTTTTTATTGGGGGAGATACTCCTATTTAATTTACAACCACCTAGCAACAGGAGTGAAACTAGGTGGCGATTCCTTTTGGAATTACTCTCCGACTACCTTCTTTTCAAAAGTGTCGATAACATCTGAATCTACTTCTGGATATAGTGTCCAGCTTTTTATCTCAGTAGATTGCATTCTTAACTGATCTATATATCTAGGGTTCATTATCTCAGTCATAATCATATTAGATATATTCTCAGCAGTAGACTTAGACTTCTGAGGAACTTTAACTATTATCTCAAGCTCTCCTACTTGCTTGGATATCTCCTCATCATCTGTAAAACTATAATTACCTGTCTTAATCTTGGTCTTATAGTGTATAGTATGGTGCCAGTTTTTCATTTACTCACCTCCTCTCGATAGTATTTTGCGTTTATATAAAAAGTATGCGATATGATTTAACCACATATTAGTCATTCGTATATCGTTAGCAATTCTTACAGCCTTGCAACAATTCTGAATGTGTCTTCTGTTCCTAGCATAAGTAGTTTTACTAATACTAATTGGAACTTCTCTGTTGATATATGTTCTCATACTAAACCTCCAGTAAAAGGCTGAAGATATAATTTTAAAAGCATAAATAACATAACAGATATAGCTAGTGTTTTCATGCTAAACCTCCAGTAAAAGATATTACAAATAACATAACAGATATAGCTATCGTCATTAAAAATAACTCAGTCATTTTTTTCCTCCATGTCATTAAGTAGTCTATCTATTAGCACTCCTATTCCTATCATGATGGATATGAAAAAGAAAGCCACTAATAATACTTCAACAATAGGTGGCATCATTCACCGCCTTTCATTGGCAAAGTTTCTCTCGACCATTTTGTTATTGATTCACGACCACCCTCAATGTTCAATCGTGTTTGGCTTATTGGCAACATAACATAGCCATTGTGTGTTATAACTCTCATACCTATGTGCATAAATTCTTCTTCACACATAGGGCAATCGAGCTCCATCATATCCTCGCCAATCATATCTTGAACTCGAATATAACCATTGCCATTACATCTAGGGCATATTGTTTTTACTAATTTTTCACTCATATTTACCTCCTGTTAAGTGATTGATAGTATTAGTGTATTTGAGTTTGGAGGGTATGTCAAGTCATAAAAAAAGGGCTGACAGTTTGCACCATCAACCCTTAATTATTTATTTGTTTCATATTGCTATACCAACAACGATTGCAAAAATTATAACAGTCGCTATTGTATCGAACTTAGTTTGTCGTTTGTCGTTCATAAGCTATCCTTTCTAAAGTTTATAAAGATAACTTACTGTCTCTTTGTCATTGTGTCAAGTGTCTTTGTGTCTGTCTGTGTCTTACAGTATGACCAAAGAGCTTTAAAAAAAGACAAAAAAAAAGCCCTTACTAGAAATTAATCTAGTAAAGGCTTGATTTTATTACTTATTTATTGCTGTTTTTTCTTTTTCAGTTTCTAAAGATATATTTACTTCATCTTTTATTAACTTACTTTTTCTATCAGCATTATTTTCAATGGCTTCGGGCTTTACCATTCCTAAGATTTTTTTACTTTTAAATTTCTTAGGAAGTTTAACCTTGTTTAATACTATATCAGTAGAATTATATCTACTAACCATAGTATTTCCATGCACTAAAGTGGTTTCAGTTGCTTCATTTTCATTATCTAAAGTATCATAATAATTGATATATTCATCAATTATGTCAGATGTTTTTCTTACTAACTCTAGTAATTCAAGATTAACTTTTAAACCTAATACCTCAAGTATGATTTCTTGATTTAATTTTTTAATTCTACCAATTAAATCATTTGCTTTAGGTGTAGGGTTTCCACCGACAATTATTTTATAATAGTCATCAATAGACGCATTGGATACCGATTGTAAAGTTTCAATTCTATTAGGAATAGAGTTTCCACTTTCATCAGTTGTATTAGGTACAATATGATTTTGCTTAGCAATCATATCACCAGCTTTCCACTCATTTTTAATCGTTTTTTTACCAGCCTTATAGCTTGCTGATCCATTTTCTAAAGCCATTGAAACTTCACTATCAAAGGTATCCACTATAAGATTATGTGTAGTTCTAAATTTTAATTTCTTATAGTAATCTGATTTCATAGTTTCATCATCACAATCAGCAATCTTATCAAATAAAGTTGAAAGAGTTGCTTGTGCATTTACTAAGACTTTTTGCTTACTTAATTCGACACTAAATAAAGCATGTAGGTTAGTACCTAATGATCTAATAGTATCAAGTCTTGACGTTTCAAAGGTTGCTGAAGTTTCCATGTAATCACTAATAATACTATTAGCTAATTTCCATTCAGCCTTAGATTGATAATGTTTTAATTCTTTATCAAAGAATTTTGCTTCATTATTCATGAGTTTTCCTTATGTTAATTGATTAAGTTTAGAAATAAGCATTTTAAGAGATACCTTAAAATCTAAGTGAACCAAGTTTAACACCCACCCCGAAAACTAGAAAAGACAACCTTTAAATTAGGGACTTGCTCACACAAGATAATTATTAATTCCTTAACTTTCCTAACGGTTATCTATGATTAGATATTATTTTAATTGGCATGTCAAATCTATTTATATTTAAATGTATATAATTTTTATATATTGTTTAGTTCCCTAAGTCCCCAGTTCCTCAAGGCACTAAGGACTTAAGGCACTAGGAATTTTTCACGCCTATATTATCAGGGCATATATCAGGGTGATATAGGTATAGTACATGGGGGGTTATAAAAGAAACATAATATTTTTTTATAGGACTAAAAAGATACGCATTTTTAAATGCTAAAGTTATCCACAACTTATTAACCATAATAATATTTTAGGGCTTGACTTTAGAGCTTTTTTATGGTATGCAAAGTGCCTTTGCCTAAGTCTTTGATTTTATTGTATAGTATGCAGGGTGCCACCCACGTGTACCCCTATATATATACGCTGTTACTGGAAAATTACTAGATATCTTTGTAAACCACTTTGGTGGCCACATTAGTATGGATCCTTTCGGGCATTTATCTATGGAGTCCCTAATAGGAATACCTTTATGGAATAGATATAGGACCCTCGGGGGGGACCCTAATACCATTATACACCCCTATTTCGATTTTGTCAATA